GCTTGACCAGGTATGGACAATTCTTGGCTTAGGCATCGCTTGGGTCGTACTCGAAGGCACAGCTAAAGACTTTGCTGGCTGGGCAATTCTCATAACAATCACGATCTGGGCATTAACTTACCCCCTACGAAAGGACTGACCTATGTGGTTAGACATCGCACGCAGAACTCTAGCTGTAATCATCTTGAAGGTCACCGGTATCTTTGTCGGTGGAGCAGTCATCGGTCTTGAGGTAGCTCAGGCAGTAGCTATGGCAGCCTTCGCTGGAATCATCGATGTAGCTCAGGAGCTATCACGCTCATACCTGGCTGATGGTCAGATTGACGCTGATGAGATTAACAAGTCCTTTGGCAAGATTGCCGACAAGACTGACAAAAAGGGCTAACCCCTTAGCTTCTGTCTTTCATCGGCAGTAGTGCCACCCCAGATGCCTACCATCCCTGCTGATAGAGCATAGTCAAAGCACCTTAGTCTGACCGGACAATCGTTGCAGACTTCCTTTGCTACGGCAATAAGTTTCTTTCGCAGATACAAGTCTGGCTCATCTTCAGGGAAAAAACACTCTGGCAGTTGACTGCACTCAACGCCCCCATTCTCGCTGATCGCGTGTTGCAGCTCAATGTATTTGCGTTCTAGTTGTCTAAATGTCATAGGCCGACACTAGAGTAAAAACACGATAAATAGCAAACCCACGCCGAGAGAGTTAGCGTGGGCTTGCCGACAAGGAAAGAGAGGGAAACCTTGCCAGTTTCTAAGCTACCAACCGAGATAAACGAGTTGCAGGATGCAGTCCTGCTAGGTGACTTTGCCAACGGCTCACCTGAGTGGCACTCATTACGCAATGAACCAGGTGCAGTCGGTGGCTCAGACATCGCTGCTATCGCCGGACTAAGCACTTGGGAATCAGCAATAACAAAGTGGGCTAAAAAGACAGGACAGATTCCTGATGAAATCGAACCGAACATGAGCATGAAGCTCGGCACAAAACTTGAGGCACCTATCTTGGAACTGTTTGCCGATGAGCACCCTGAGTTGGAGATCTACGACACAGGCACCTGGGCAAACAAGATGTACGACTGGGCTAGAGCAAACCTTGACGGACTTTACAAAGATGCCGATGGCAACTGGGGCATCATCGAGGTCAAGTTCAGCAGAGATTATTGGAGTGGAGTGCCACAGTCTTACCGAGCACAAGTGCTTTGGTACATGAAGGTCTTTGGTATTAGGCGAGCAAAGCTTGTTGCACTTGCAGGGTCTAGCTACATGGAGTTTGACATTGAGTGGGATGAGTTTGAGGCAAACACACTTTGGGATGCTGCTGTTAGATTCCGACAGGCTTGCCTAGACAACATCATGCCTTACTGGGATGGCTCTAACTCAACACTAGAAACTATCCGAGCACTCAGCCCTAACATCGAGGATGGCGAGGCTGACTTGGATGAGCTTGGGGTTCACTACTTCAACGCTGTCAATGACGCTGAGAAGGCTAACAAGCTAATGACAGACCTCAAGGCTAGAGTTATCAAAGCAATGGAAGGTAAAAAGCGAGGCATCATCTACGGCGAGCACCTGCTTAGTCTTAGATCAAGAGCCGGTGGAGCACCTTACTTGCACCACGAGAAGGGAAAATAATGAAGGGCAAAGAACCGCTTTACTCAACAAAAGAACTGATTCACTTGTTTCAGACCATGCAAGCTGACGGCTACGAGGGCATGAGCATGGGGCTAATCAAAGACATGATTGAGCTTGGTTGTCAAGACATCACAGAAGGGAAAGAAATAGAATGGCAAATTTCAACCTAAACGATTACGAAACAGTCGAGCAACGCATCAAGCGTTTCTATAAGGACAACCCTGACGGCAGAATCATCACCGAGAACCAGACAACGCTGCAAGACCGACAGGTAAGCACCTGGGTAGTTATGGCAAGCGTGTACCTCAACAACGAAACCGACAAGCCAAAGGCAACAGGTCTGGCTTTTGAGGTTGATGGTCAGGGCATGGCAAACAAAACATCTGCACTAGAGAACGCAGAAACTTCTGCCATTGGTAGAGCACTTGCTAACGCAGGATACTCAGGCAACAAGCGAGCCACACGCGAGGAGATGGCTAAGGTTGCAAGGGATAAAAAACCAAGTGCAACTGCAAAAGACTGGCTGGCGATGTCAGCAGAGTTAGGCAATGACCTTGATGGTTTACGCTTGCTTTACAGCGAGGCCAAGACTGGTGGGGCTGATTCAGCAACGCTAGACAAGATCAAGGAAATTGCCAATGGACTATCAGGCTCAAAGGATTCTGCTTAGTTCCATACTCGAAGTGCAAGAGTGTCTGCATGACCAATACGAGAAGGGTGAGCTAGACATCCTCACCGACCTATGGCGATTACAAAGAGAGAAAGCTAGAAGGCTAAGAGATGGAAATTATTACACCAGGCCACATAGTCCAGGAGCTACAACGCCTGACAAGCGAGATGGACAAGGGAGCTAACGCACTCTACGATGCCGAGTGCAAGATGGCTGATGCTGATGCTGCTTATGACAAGGCAGTGTCTTTAGCCTTCCTAAACAACGCTGGGACTGTTGCAGACCGGCAAGCTGTGGCTAAGTTGCAAGCAGTAGAGGAAAAGCTAAAGGCTGACCTAGCCAAAGCTGAATACAACAGGGTGCGAACCAAGCTAAAAACCCTGTCAGATCAAGCCACAATGATGGCAGTTATCAGCAAAAATGTCGAAATACAGTGGAAACACGCCTAGCTGGTAGCCTACTTGGGTGATTGCCGAAACCTGTAGCTGTGGGGCTAAGTTCAAGACTGACGAGCCTAATCCCATTGTGCTAGTCAGAGAATGGCGAAGGAAACACACTTGCCAGGAGAGTGCAGATGAGATGCGTGACATCGAAACCACAAGCACCATCGGCTTTAGTGCAGACTACAAAGGCACAGGGCTAGACATCCCTGCTAAAGAGTACGACCCTTGGGGCGATGATGAATAAGAAAAGCTTTCAGAAGTTTCTAGATCGTGACAAGTGTTGCTCGCACTGTGGCACTACCGATGACACGCTTATCCCACAGCATCGAGCCAACAGAGGGATGGGTGGGAGTAGAGCCTTAGACAGACCTAGCAACATCATTGTGCTTTGCAGTGCTGCCAACTTTATGCTTGAGTCCAACGCTAGGTTTGCCGAGATGGGCAGGTTGTTTGGCTGGAAGCTAGAGCGACACCAGGTACCTGAGTTTACCCCTGCTTACATGGGTGACGGCTGGTGGCTGTTAGATAACGACTTCAACAGGACACCAGTGCCAAATAACGACATCGAATACTTTTAGGGTGCTAAGGTAAAAACATAACTAAATAAAAAGGCCCCCCTGAGATAACTCAGAAGGGCCGATACCAACAACTGTACTGTTGGCATCCCTAGCAATTATAGTGTGCCAACTCATTAGAGAAAGGCACATTTTATGTTTAACTGGGAGAACAAAACACTCGCCGAGGTACTGGCAATGTACGGCGGCAACATCTTTATGGCAGAGATGGATTACCGAGCTATGGGCTTGACCCCTGGCGATTGGGTAATGCTGGTCAAAGAGGGCTACGATAACAGAGTCGTAAGCCCAACAGTAATGATGCTGATGGCTGAGAGAGCAGAAGCTTCATGCCTCTAATTCGAGGGCACCACACTTTTGATGACCACTTCACCCAGATACCTAATGACTGGGTAAGGGATTCTCGATTGACTCTAAAAGCCATCGGGCTACTAACGCAACTAATGAGCCACCGACCTGGTTGGAACATGAGCGTTAGCAGCTTGGCAAGGTTCAACAAGACCGGAGTGGACACAATCAAATCGGCAGTCAAAGAGCTTGAACTCTATGGCTACTTAACTAGATCAGGTAAGCAAGAACACAACGATGACGGAACCTTTGCCGACTTTGTTTGGACTACTGCTGACCCCTTCCAAAACCCCGATACGGTAAAAACCGTCAACGGTAAACAGGACACAAAGAACACTATTACTAAAGAACAACAACCTATAAAGAATAAACAAGAGAATACAGATACTGGCTTTGATAAGTTTTGGGAGATCTACCCTAAACGCATAGCTAAAGCTGATGCTCTAAAAGCCTGGAACAAAGCAATAAAAAAGAAAACCGCTGATGAGTTGATTGGCCTGACCAAAGCTTATTCGGAAAGTAAGCTACCCGACATGACCTACATTCCCTACCCAGCATCCTGGCTCAACAAAGGACTCTACGAAGCAGTGGAGAACGATAAACCTGCACCGGCAAGCAAACCTATCTTTGGCAGAATCAAGTGAGTGAGTTCGAGCAGTTAGTTATCGGCTCTGTCCTGCTGACCAACGGCAAGGCACTCGATGACCTAACGCTCACAGGCAAGGACTTTGACGATCTCGGACACGAGAAAATCTACACAACAATGCTTGAGATGAAGCAAGCTCGCCAGCCGATAGATGTCATCACAGTAGGGGCAATGCTGCCTAAGCTTGCCAGCTACCTGCACGATTGCATCACAGCAACCCCAACTGCTGCATCTGTCAGCTACTACGCCGAGCGAATCATCGAGGAAGTCACCAGGCGAAAGCTTGCTCATGCCGGTCAAGTCATAAACATGAAAGCCCAGCACGAGGACTTGGCAACAGTTATAGATCAAGCCAAGAAGGAAATTGACAACCTTAGTGATCGCAACACAGCGAGCAGACCGAGCTATGTAAGCGATGAACTCATCCCTTACCTTGACGAAATAGACAAGCCAAAGAATTATCCACTCAGCCCTTGGAAAGACCTCAACGACATTCTTGGGGGATTCCGACCAGGTGCCCTTTACATCATCGGTGCCCGACCAGGTATTGGTAAGACCATAGTTGGCTTGCAGATTGCTTGGGAACTAGCAAAGCAAGGACCAGTCAGCTTTCACAGCCTTGAGATGGGCAAGTCAGAGTTGTATAACAGAATCATCTCGATGGAAGCCGAGGTCTACATTGGCAACATTGAGAAGGGCACACTAAAAGATGTTGACTGGGACAAGATTGCAAGAGCTAAGGAAAAGATAACAAGCCACCAGCTCGCCATCCATGACAAGTCAGGACAGAACCTTTTGCAGATTAGGGCGATGGCAAACGGAGTCAAAGCTAACGGCCAGCTCCGAGCAATCGTTGTTGACTACCTTGGCTTGATTCAGGACACAGAAAAGGGCCGAAAGAGATACGAGATGATTACCGACATCTCCATCGGGCTAAAGAACCTTGCTCGCGATCTCGAAGTGCCGGTCATCGCACTAGCCCAGCTCAACCGAGGACCAGAGCAACGCAAAGACTCCAAGCCCGACCTAGCCGACCTCAGAGATTCAGGTGGCATCGAGCAAGATGCAGATGCAGTGATTCTGCTGCACCGAGAGTCAATAGCTGAGGATCAGTTTGAGTGGCAAAAGAGCTGGATGATAATGAAGGTTGCAAAGAACCGACAAGGTGGCTTAGGCGAAGTAGGACTCAAGTTCGAGGGTCACCTGTCCAGAGTTGTCGAAGGCTAAGATTATGGCGTGGATGACAATGTGGCACTGTGTTGCCGATGCGGTGCTACCTGGAAGGTCAACACCCATAAGCGAAAGAGGAAAGACCTCAAGTGCCAGTCCTGCCGGATGCACCGAGCCTTGGTCATCAAGTACGGCTCTGAGAAGTGCATCCCTTGGCAGGGTGAGTTTGACAAGGCAACCCTTACTGTGCCAATCTTTGATGGCCAGCCTGTCCTGCCTGGCATTAGATCCTGTGGCCACACCGACTGCACCAACCCCAATCATGTCTTAGGTGACCACTAGAGTAAAAAAACAAGAGATAAGGAAAAGAGATGGCAAGTATCAAAGTAAAAGGCACCATAAGCCGAGTATTCTACGAAGGCAAGGGCATCGAGCTGACCGAGGCTTACACAACCAAGGCTGGCGAAACAATCAACAAGCGATACACAGTATGGCTAAAGACACCAACCACCTTTGACATCGGTGACGAGTTGCAGGTTGAAGGGCTTTACAGCTCAGAGATTGACAACTGGACTAACAAAGAGGGCGAAGCCAAGCAGTCAATCAAGGTGAGCATCAACAACCCTTACATCACCCCAGCCGACCCAGCTCAGGTAGTCAAGTCGTTGTTTGAGCCAACCCACGAGCCAAGCCCCTTTTGAGAAATCTCCGATGGCTAGTCCCAGCACTAACCGCTGGGGTGCTCCTTAACCTATCGCTCAACACCACTAGCGTTCTTGGTGGTCTGGGACTAGCCTTCGGTCTTATCTACGCCATCGCTGCCATAATGGGAGCATGGGAACTACATGGCAGAGGTAAGCTTTAGCATCACCGGCGATCCTGCCAGCCAAGGCTCACACGCCATAATGCAAGGGCGAATAGTCCAGGTCAACAGCAAGAAACACAAGGCTTGGCGAACTGCCATAGTCAACGAGGTCATTGCGACCTTGCCCTCAGACTGGGAGCCGATAGACGGCCCCTGCGAGCTGGCAGTCAACTTCTACATGGCAAAGCCAGCATCAGCGACACGCTCATCACCCTCAGTAGCCCCAGACCTAGACAAGCTGGTCCGGTCAGTAGGCGATGCCCTAGCCATTGCAGGGGTCTATACCGATGACAGCAGGATCACTCGCATCTCAGCCCGAAAGCTCTACGCCCAAGGCATCGAGCCAGGGGCCACAATCACTGTCAAAAGCCTAGAATAACGACACGCCGAAAAAGGCAAAAAAACACAAAAATCTCCCAAAAAACTCAAAAAACAGGTATAGAGTTTAGACATGGCCCAAGGGGGGCCAGTTAGGAGATTCAAATGAAAGGTTGGCTACTTACAGTCAGCGTGTTTCTATCCTTTGGCATGACACTTGCCATACAGGAATACAGCGTCACCATTGGCTACTACGCCGGTGCAGTCCTAATCGCAATTCACTTCCTAGTCATCGCACTTTGGTTCACTCGCAAAGGTGCCAGATGAATAAGAAACATCTCGCACAAGTCATAGAGGAAGCAAGGCTCTGGACAAACGCTGAGTACGAGGCTAAAGGGGGCAACCCTGAAACAGACAAGTACCACATCCAGAAACAACTTGCTCGACTTACCCTGCTACAACACATCGCCGACACCTACATAGAACAGAGAGAAAATGGCCAACTATAACCCTGAACCAATCGAGTTTGCAGTCATGGACTACAACCCGAACCAATACAACTTTGGTGTGGCTAAGTCTGACGGCATCTACATGGGCCGAAAACTTATGAAGGATGAAGTCCTAAGACTCATCAAGGCTGCCTATCCTCAGCCAACCAAAGCAATCACAATCATCATTGACCTAATCGAAGGAGTGCCAGTTGATACAAATAGCAGTTTCTCAGATTCCAGCAGATAAGCTCGCTGCCTACATCAAGGGCAGGAGAGATGAGCAGAAGGCAGTTGAATCGCTTATCCAGGCGATGCAGATTGACCGCACACTTGACATCGCAACCGGTCACATGATCATGGGCTACCTAGCAACCATTGACAGAAGGCCAAAGGTAGAAGCATGACCAAGTTTGACTGGGCTAAAGCCAACAGAGCTGAGATGCCTAAAGTTACCAGACCCAAAACAGAAACGCAGAAAAGACAAGAGGCAGTTGCTCAGGCCTATGCCAACGGCACTACAAGAGAGCGTGAACGCATTATCAAACTAATCAAAGAGGTAGTTTGATAATGCGTTCACGCTCTCTTG